ATTGGTGCGGTACAGATGATATTGTTCGTTTATCAAAAGATGCAGATGAAAGCTGTCCATCTTGTAATTCTTCTATGAAGAATATTGGATTTGTTGAAGATCAAGAAGATATAAAAACAGTAAAGTTCTTAGTTGATAGTGCAAAAGGCATTAGAACAATTAAGATGACAAAGGAGGAAAATCCTATGACAGAAGAAACCACAATCGTAGATAATGTAGAGATTGCAAAGTCTGACGAAGTTGTTGAAAATGTTGAGGTTGCTCCAGAGGCTCCAGCAGACGCTGTAGCAGATGTTCCAGCAGAAGTTCCTGCGGAAGAAGCACCTGCAGCAGAGCCAGCGGTAGAGGCAGCACCAGAAGTAGATGCACCATTTGCAGATGCTCCAGTTGCTGAAGAAGCAGCAGAAAAGTCAGTAGATGCAGTTGTTGATGCAACAGCAGAGATTGCAAAGTCTGTTGCCGATATTAATAATTCTCTAACTAATGCCTTGAGCAATCTTGCAGAAACAGTTAAGGCTATGCAAGCCAATGTTGATGCAATAACAAAGTCCCTTGAAACCGTTACAGGTGAAGTAAAGTCTGTAGCAAGTGAGGTTAGCCAAGTAAAGGGTTCTTTTAATGAGTTTGGAAAGCGAGTTGATCTTGTAGAAAAAGATACAGCTTTCCGCAAGTCTGGCGATCTAGGCGAGATCGTGCAGGAGTTCTCAGAAACGAGAACTCAAAAATCCCTATGGGGCGGCCGTTTCCTCACAAATGCCGACCTATTTAAATAAGGTAATATTCACTAGGAGGTGAACAATATGTCGGAACAAGAAATCGTAAAAAATTATCCAGGTGCTCCAACCGTAGCACACCAACACGCAGGTGATGGTGCTTTTGCTTCAGGTGATATCGGAGGTGCTACGGCTACAAGCCCTACATCAAACGATATTGGTGCAAACCTAGGTAACATTGCAACCCCTGCATGGGGTACAACCGCAGGACCAAACGCAGTTAATCCAACTGGTACTCCAGGCGGTATACTACTTCCAGAGCAGGCTCGCCGCTTCATCGACTATGTGTGGGATGCAACAGTTCTCGCCAAAGATGGTCGTAGAGTTACTATGCGAGCAAATACAATGGAACTTGAAAAAGTTAACGTTGGTGAGCGTGTAATCCGTGCTGCTGCACAGGCAAGCAACGACTACACAAACGCAGGTGCAACATTCTCAAAGGTTGAATTGACTACAAAGAAGATTCGTCTTGACTGGGAAGTTTCAACTGAAGCACTTGAAGACAATATTGAAGGAGGTGCGTTGGAAGATCATCTAGTTCGCTTGATGACCAATGCATTTGCTAATGATATTGAAGACCTAGCTATTAATGGCGATGGTACAACTGCACCATTCCTTTCAATCATGGAAGGTTTCGTTAACAAGGTTACAGATGGATCAGATGCTCACGAAGCACTTGTTACAGTAAGCGATGACAACTGGACAACAGAAGTAATGCAGGATATTATTCTTGCAATGCCACGTAAGTATCGTGCACTAAAGCAGAACCTAAAGTTCTATGCTGGTACAGATGCATTCCAGGGTATCGTTAAGAACAACGGTACACTTGCTGACGCTATTGCTGAAGCATTTGCACCACGTACTGGTGGTACAGAGCGCAATCGTCAGTCATATCTTGATGGCGTTGGTCAGACATTCGGTGGAGCACGTACAACACGTGTTCTCGGAATTGATGTACAAGAAGTTCCTTATTACCCAGCAGATTATGTCGATTTGACATTCCCTGCAAACCGTGTATGGGGCTTCCAGCGTGATATCACTGTAAACCGTGAATACAAGCCAAAGAAGGACACAATTGAATACACAGTATTCGTCCGCTTTGGTATTCAATGGGAAGAACTTGATGCAGTTGCTTATGCAGATGCAGCAGTTGACCCAACCGCATAGTTTGTAAAAACTATTTTGTAGGGAGGGCAGCGTAAAACCTGCCCTCCTTACGCATTAGGAGACAATATGTCATATCCAGGAAATCCAGTAGTAGACCATCAGCATAGTGGTGACGGTACAATAGCTGCTGGTGGAATAGGAACGGTTATTAGTGGTCCTAATGGAATTATTACAGAAAGATTTGCTATGGGATGTATTCCTACAGCAAATTTTGGAGAAAATATAATTATGAGTGGAACTCCAGCAGGAGTTAGAAAGCCACAAAGTTTGTACAAATAATGTAATTCTGATATAATAGCAGTGGAGGAAAAAATGACAACAACATTAGAAGCAGTAGAAGAATTTAAGAAAAAGACAGTTCCACAATTAAGAGCATATGCTAAAAAGAATCATATTGATCTTGTAGGTGCAAATACTAAGGTAGAGATATTAGAAGCAATACTTCCTTTTGTGCCTACAGAAGAAAAAACAAAAGCAAAAAAGGAACAAGAGTCTCCAAAAAAGAAAGTAGCTTTGTTTTCAGCAAAGAATCTTCATTGGAGTGGCGTGGGAAGCCTTGAAAAGGGGTATAACATTGTCACAAAGGAGGAGTCTGTAAAGTGGCTTAAGCAAAAAGGTGTCCGTGAGGCATCTCCAGCTGAAGTAGCTAAACATTACGGCAAAATATAATGCAGGTTTTGCGCTTACCACCATATCCGCTTTCAATTACCTATGATGTGCCACAGGCAAATAGTGACTATATCCTTGTTATTCAAGATAGTTCTAGAAACGTTGTAGAAGTAGAAGAAAACTTAACATCTAATTCAGACTCTAAGATAGAGTATATATTGCCTTCATTATTTAATACATATGATGAATCATACTATTTAGCAATTTACGATGATGTTGATGGTGAGCAGTCAGAAATAGTTGTAGAGGACAATCTTGAGATTATGAGGCCATATGTTGACCCATATTCTCTTGGAACTACTGCAACAGAAAAAAATGAATATGTTCAACTAGAAGGTTTAGCAAGAGCAATAATAGATGCCATGGTTCCTGGCGGTTTTTATTTTGAAAGATCGTGGTATGAAACAATAGGAAATAATACTGACTTTATGCCAGTATGGGATAGAACATACAAAATTTTAAAGGCGTATGAAAATAACTCGCTTGTTTGGGATTATAGTCAAGACCCACAAGCTATAGGTCAGTGGAATTATTTGCTCACTAAAGATAAAACATCTATTATCAAAGACTGGGTACAACAAGATGATTCATATATAAGAATGACTGGAAACCCAAAGGGAGTTCCTTTGGCATACTCAGATTCTTTGTATTTATATGATACAGAAGACAGCCCAAACACTTTGGCAGTTGCTCCAGGAGTTACATTTCCAATGGGATGGAATTATTTATTCTCACTAGAAACTGGGTATAAAGTAGTGCCATACGATATTAAAGATGCAGTTATGATGTTAATTGAAGATCTAAAGTGTGGAAAGCTTGATTATCACAAGAGATATGTATCTAAATATTCAACAGATCAATTTAAAATTGAATTTGAAAAAGAGTCTTTTGGCGGTACTGGAAATCTTGTTGTAGATAGAATTTTAGAAAAGTATATTACAAACTTCGGTACACCTGGAGTACTATAATGGCAATCTGTGAGGACACAGACTTTATGTATCCACTTAAAGCAGATGTATACTATCCAATAGTAGAGCAACAAGCATATGGAAACCTAAAAAAGACTTGGGTTTTAGACAGAACATTTGCTTGTGATTTTTCTGTAGCTGGTACTGCATGGGCAGAAGATGTAAAGCCAAATGTAAAAATTAATCAAGAGTCATCGCTAATAGGAAGATCAAGATTAGATATTAGAATTTCTTCTCATGAATCAAAAGAAGCAATAACTAATATAATCATTACTAATATTAGAACTAAAAATGATAGCCCAATTTACTTAGAAACAGCAGGCCCAAGAGCTGGCAAGTCTACTATATTTGAAATAGCAACACAGGAACCAGTAGTTGGTCCTTTTGGATCAATAGAGTATTATAAATTAATTGTTCGTAGATCAGAGAATCAGGCCAGCGACCTATGATTAAAATGTCTATAAATAGCAAACAATTTCAAAAAGAAATGAACAATATTGTGGAATATTCGTATGGGTTCATTGATGGAGTAAAAGCTGGAAAATCTGTGTTTTTAAACAATATTGGCGGTATGGTAAAAGAAGTTCTTGAAGAATATATAGACGCTAATGCAAGAATGAACCCAAATGCCCTTCATCATATTTATGAATGGGACAGAGTAGGAAACTCTGGATCTAGACTATTTGATATTCAATACACAGTAAGCAATCTTGGACTATCTTTTATATCTACTTTTAAACAATCAACATCTATAAAAAATGGATCTAATGTTCCATTTTATGATAAGGCTAGAATTATGGAGCAGGGAATTCCAGTTGTTATTCGACCATCTAGGTCAGACGTACTTGTATTTGAAAAAGATGGAGAAACTGTATTTACAAAAAATCCAGTATATGTAGATAATCCTGGAGGAATACAAGCACAAGGATCATTTGAAAATGTTTTTGATAGTTTCTTTAGTAAATATTTTACACAAGCATTTTTAAGATCAACTGGCGTATATGATTATTTAAGCAATCCTGTACTATATAAGAAAAATCTGCGCTCCGCAAAAAAGGGTGGTAGATCAAAGGGCATTGAAACAGGTTTTAGATGGATAGCAAATGCAGGAGTTAATAGATAATGGCAGATACAACATCTTTAAATACACCAGTACTATGG